GATATACTAGTCCTGTTTTCCTCTATATTGCTCAACCAGTCTCTCAACCAGTATCTAAATTTTTTTATCATTCTTCGTCCTTAAGTAGTTTGATAATTTTTTTCTGTTCGCGATCCTTGAGCCACTGTTGTTCAGTATCGCCAAAGGTTGAACATTTTTTCATGGCATCATTAATGGTTTCTTGGATCATGTATAGATCCTTTTTGATTTCCCATTGTGTAAAGCCATCATTATATGGACTGCTACATTCTCTAGCAGCAGAGTATATTTGTCGGAGGATGTAGGCCACATCCCAATTTTTCTTAAATCCCATGCTGCTATAATAACATGGGATTTATTTAAAGTCAAATATTTTTAAATAGTAGTGGAGGGTAATTCATCAGCAATCATCATAATTGCATCGTTATCCACCATGCGAACTTCAATGATATCTCCAGTATCAGTCTCTACTGTAACGGTTCTGGTCCATCGTCCATGTTCGACTAGAATCCATTCACCAATTTGAACTTGAGTTTGTTCCGATCCAGTGGCCCATACTCTTCCCCAGCGTGGGCGAATGCCTTGTGATTTACCGTCATCATTTTGTAGAATAATACCACCGTGGGTACGTTGTTCATCAAACACCATATCGGTGACAAATACGGTATCGCGCAATGGTCTAATTTTTCCTATTACTTTCATTTGTTCCTCTTGGTAACTGTATCGTTATAAACTGTTGGTTCCGATTCTGGAATCGTTTCAACTGATTCTTCTGCTTTTCGTTCAGGAATAGCCTTGGGATTATCATCGTAATATTCTGCAATGACTTCTTCGCGTTTACGAATAATTTGTCCACCGGATCCTAATTCATCACCACGAGCATTGACTTTGGCATTGCCAATGGCTGGCATAAGTTCGTTTCTGCCCATTAGTTTATCCATATCAACTTCTTTACCCTGCATGCTTCTATATGTTCTTCCCATGATAATCTCCTTATTTTAAAAATTCTCGGATATCTAAGTTATACCGAATACTGTCTATACGATGTATACCGATTAGATATAAGCAGTAACTAGCAACACTGCTACCGCGTCCTACGCCCCAAACAATGTTATTTTCTCGCATAACATCAACTAGATATTTAAGGTAATTAAGTACGTTTATCATATCATGTTGGACAAAAAGTTCTAATTCTTCTAGTACCCTATCGGTTTCAATTTGGTTTTTACACAATTTCAATAGATAATTTACAATATCAAATCTTTTATAATCTTCAGGCATAAACCATTGATCCTGAAATTTTTTATCAAACTGTGTTAGATCGTGGTCAGTAGTGAAAAACTCTTGAATTTTATTAAAATCATCTTTATTAAGTTTTTGAGCCTGATTAAATTGTTCGGTTATGGATTGATCAAGATAGAGATTGGAGAAATCTTTAATCTTACCAGAATATAAAGCATCGAATGCTTCTTGTTCTGTAACCGAAACTGCTCCAAATTTGTTGATCTGCATCGTGTTATGATACAGTTTTTTCATATATATGTCAACGGTCTACGTTGATATAATCGTCCAGATTTTTATTTTGGATTGTGAGTTTTTGATTTGCCTGGATATATCTTTTATGTTGTTCTTCTTTGTAAGATTCCATTATGACCCCTATTTGATAGCAGACATGTCCTTGTCCGGACTGTGAGGCTATCATGTATTTTTTCATTAACTCGTTGATTTTAACTTCGATATCTTGATCTTTAAGACGGGATAGATCGGGTAGTAAAGGATTGAACATACTATTCCTTAACAATCCGCATCGCTACCACTACCTGCACCACCATCTGCACCGCTGCTTGCACCGTCTGAACCACTGGCATCACCAGTAAACGTTTCACCTGAAAATCCTGATTGCGACGATTGCGAGTTAGGGGGAATGTATCTAAAACTAGCCTTAATTTGATCGTAGGTATTTCCGGTAGGAGTTATGACCACAACTTGAGTGTAGCCCGACCCAGGTGCTGTAACAAATGTAATGGTTGTTGTGTTGATTGAATTTATAACACACTCTTGATTGTTCATTAGCACAGTGGTAGTGGTGGATGTTGATGTAAAATTTGTTCCGGTCATAGTGACCACTGTTCCGCCGAGATATGTGCCGTTATTGGGATGAAAGGTTGTAATACGAGGAATAGGACCTTTTACTTTATTACCACCTGTTGTTTCCGCATTTGAACGTAGATATACGGAGATGTTTTTTCCACCATCAGTAGTCCATACATCCCAAAAACAAGGAGTTTGTCCATCAAATGAAATTTCAGATGTTTGTGTACCAATAAAAGTCACATTACCTGCGAAACTTATAGTAGAGGTTGAAGTGGTATTACAGTTTGCTTCAAGTCTCAATCTTGAATAGATATTTTTTGGAGACCAATTTGTGACATTGAAGGTATAGTATCCAGAATCAACAGTGCATTTTTGATAGTTGCCCTGTGTGATATCAAAATCAATTATTCCACTTGAAACAGCAGCAAGATCGTTTATTTTTAAACTGTTATTTTCTAATTTTGCTCGGTTAATAAGGTTATATCCAAAGTCGTTGCTGGCATTTAATTTCGCTGAAGTTAATTGTAACTTACCAACTTCTTGTCCGATAATGGAAAATGCTGATTGAATTCTATTAAAATTAGTTCTAAATCCTTGAGAACTAGTGATTTCTTTTCCAGCAACCGGAAAATTTATATCAATTTTGCTGCTAACTTGGTGACTGTACTAGACACTGGTGATCTCAATGGCGTATATAGTTGCCCCATTATTGGTAGTCCATACTTCGTAGATAACTGGGGTAGTTTGTCTGTAGGTTCGAGGGAAACTGGTTGTCCCTATTAAAGTAGCGTTGGTTATGGTCATTACAGTAGCAGATGAACTAATAGGGGTAACTTCCAGCATTAATTTTCCATAATTACCATCTGCGGGCCAATTTGTAATATAGAACTCGTAGGATAAATTGGTATTTGCTCGATATTTGTGATAAACCCCTAGGGTATAATCTACAGTTACATAGCCCGATGTAGTTAATATTCCACCGTCGTACACTGTTTCACTGTAATTTTGTAACACTGCATTTTTTAAAATGCTGTTGTTATAATCATTAGATTCAGTTAGTTTTACGCCATTGGTCTGGAGATCGGTAATTTCATTTCCAGCCACAGCAAAAGCATTCTGTATATTGGAAAAATTGTTGCGAAATTCCTGTGTATCGTTGTCTTTTCCTGGTTGAGGAAAATTTATATTAATTAGACTACTATAATTTGTAATTGTGCTAGACACATTATCACTCCGAGTTTCAAGTATTTATATGTACGGGTGATATGATAAGTTTATTTAAAACGTGGACCATAAAGCCACATGGTTGCAGTTTTTCTAATCCCAGCAGTAACTGGAGTTACACGATGCTCTAAAATCGAAGGAAAAGCAATAATTGATCCTTTTACCAATGGGGCGGTATAGTCTGCATAGAGTCGTATTTGTAGTTCCCCGGCCTCAAATTCGGAAAAGTCCGACAGTAAACAAATAACAGTTACCTTGCGTTCAGTTGGGTGTCCTGCAAGAGGAAAAATATCAACGTGCCAATTATAGTGTTGACCGACTCCGTACTGCGCAAATTGTACACATTCGTGATCTGTGATTTCGTAATCCCATTTACATTCTTTGTTAGACTGTTCGCCAAATCTTCTCATAATTTGCCCGAACCAATGTTTATAATCAGCAAACCCTACATTGGTATGACGGTTAGCATGTGATGTATATTCGCTGTTGATTCCCATGGCAGCATCGTGAGTATTTAACTGCATGTAATCATTAATTGCTAAATTACACAGTTCATGTGGAAGTTGATCTAAGTACCAGATTGATAGATGTTGAGTCATTGTAGAGTCTCTTATTATATGTAAATATTTATAAGGACGCCGACGAAGGATAAATTTTTCAGGATGTTTTGATTGTTTTCTACTCTTCGGGTAGTTCAAACTGTTCTGTGTTAATTCTGAATAGCAATATTTTTAATTAAGGGTTCAAGCCCACCGGGTCCAAAGTATAAACTACCATTAGGTACTTGATCTTCGGATACTATATCACCGGTTTCGTTGTCACGTAATGCATGAATACAATATGCTATGGTATTGTCTTCTAATGCCGTAAGTAAATGTTCTTGATCCTTTTGTATGACTATGATATGCGGGGCAGTGTATTCTGTGACCTTATGATCTATAATTATCATCAACTTGCCTTGAGTTAACAAGGTCATGTGATCATGTACATGACGATGGCCAGGTATAGCATCATCTTTTTTTTGAAAATGCATTTGTTTGACCCAGACATTGTCTACAAAACAAATTTGTATAGACGGTAAACTCATTTTTAAATATTTGAAGTAACAACGGCAGATGTGTTGGTAGCAGTTAATATTGATATAGGTAAATTACCAGTAATTGCTTCGGGTAATACTATCTCAACAGTGCCTGTAGTACCCACTGCAACATCCACTACGGGATTTAAAATTTTGCTCCAATATAAAAATGGAACATACATGCGAGCAATATCGTCCACAGTCTGTGTTCCACGTGGTAAGGGAGCACCAACTAATACATCGGGCAAATCTGGACTTTGATAAATCAATTCCATGAGATCAAGGTCTTGATCCACTCGCTCGACTCGATAACTATAAGATTTAATTTCGTTCATATTTTTTATCCTTTTTTATGCGATTGTACCGTAGCGTGTACCTGTTGCACCCCAGGTTACAAGAGAATTACCGGCAACTGCATAGCCAGCACTACCACCTGCGCCACCTGCACTCGTTACACCGTAGAATCCAGAGAAGTAGTAGCCGCTCCCGCCGCCGGCACCGTTACTTCCCATTGACCCGCCTGCTCCTCCTGTTCCGCCAATGGCAAGATTGCCATTGTTATAGTTTGTTCCGGCTCCGCCACTGCCCGATCCGTAGATTATGCCACCAACACCATTTCTACCGTTTGGATAGCCGCTGCCTGTGCCCCCGCCCACGCCGCCGGCGGAGCTGTTGTTACCACCAGTGAGGGCACCACCTTGACCACCACCTCCGCCGCCGCCGGGTCCTAAAACTTCAAAGGTGTAACCGTCGGTAGAATAGGCTGCACCGCCTCCACCGCCTCCTCCACCACCGCCTGACATTATACCGTAATTATAGACTGTAATGGCACTCTCTGCATAAAAGCATGTACCGCCTGAATTTCCACTACCCCCTGCGGAAATATTGTTATAGGCGTAAACGGATCCACCATATCCCCCGTCACCACCGTACCCCAATATGGTTCCATAATTATACAAGGTGATATTGGATCCAGCCGGAAATGAACCAGTTCTTAATGCAATATTGTACGTGGTACCACATATGTACGTTCCGGCGGTTATGGTTATAGTGGCTTTTACAGGTGAAACGAAATCCCAGCCTGCATAATAAACAGCACTTGCTAAATTATAATTGGTTTGAAAAGAATTTACAATGATGTTATATCCCGCCGACCTGCCATAAAAATCTGTTAGGCTGCGATCTGGCTGTAGATCATCTCCCACTAAACTGGTACTAGGAATGCCGGCTACTGCGGAGGCAGCCAATCCCGAAGTACCAAACTCCGTTTGAATTGCCAGTAGATCAATATTGCCGGATGCGGGTAATGTCATTTATTTTAACTCTTATTATTTACTGGGTGCTGATTACTACAGTTCCTAATCCATACCCGTTAAATATATTTTCAGTGGGGGTATACCATGAATATGAATCATTAACGGAAGTAGCTGTTAAAGTATATTTCTGTCCTCGATATGTAATATAATAAGGCCCGGTATAAAATTGCGACTCACTAAAATCTATAGTTGTCCCGGGAGGTCCAGATTCTGTTGAATAACTATAAAGACCAGTAATAGTTCCTCCCCATAAAAAACTAGTATTGGGATTTAGACTTCCAAGTCCACTGCCAAAAGTATACCCCCACTGATAGTTGCCAATGGAGCCGTTATTTATAGTAACGTCATTAATGGTTAAGGTCACTGAATAAGCACTTCTGCCCAAAAAATCTCTCATGCTGCGATCTGGCTGTAGATCACTACCTACCAATGTAGTACTGGGAATGCCGGCCACTGCAGAGGCGGCTAATCCCGATGTACTAAACTCGGTTTGTATTGCTAAGAGATTAATTGTTCCGGATGCGGGTAATGCCATTTATTTCAGCCTTTCGTTGATAAGGTTTATTTCTTTCTTAAGTTCTTTAACTGCTTCAATTAGTAATCCTACTAAATTTCCATACGCCACAGCATAATAGCCATCGTGGTTGAGTGACACCGCTTCTGGTATAACCGGTAACAAATCTTGTGCAATAACACCTGTGCTTTCTTCGTTGTTGGATATTCTTGTGAATAGTACACCGCGTAGTTGATCAACTTTATCTAGCGCATTTTCAATTACTCTAATATTGGTTTTTAATCTTTCATCAGATGTGGCAGTGATATTTACGCATGATAGTGTTCCCGATCCATTGGTGGTAAATCCTGAATCATTAGAAATAGCGGTAGATCCGCTATAGTATGCTATTCTGTTAGTAGTTCCGCTGTTAAATGTTACCCCCGCGCCGGCCCCAGGTGGTCCAGGTGGTCCTGCTACCGAAGAGGGCGAACCAGGTGGCCCAGGTGGTCCTGCTACTGCGGATGGCGGTCCAGGTGGTCCTGCTACTGTGGATGGCGCACCAGTTGGTCCTTGAGTACCCGTTGGTCCTTGAGTACCCGTTGTGCCTTGAGCACCAGTTGTGCCTTGAGCACCAGTTGTGCCTTGAGCACCAGTTGTGCCTTGACTACCTGTGGTTCCTTGTGTAGTACCGGCTGGTCCTTGACTACCTGTTCCTGGGGTGCCTTGAGCACCAGTTGTGCCTTGACTACCTGTGGTTCCTTGTGTAGTACCGGCTAATCCCTGTACACCTTGAATTGCTATACCTTGAACACCTTGAACGCCCTGGCTACCTGTTGTTCCTTGTGAAGTACCTGCTTGTCCTTGTACTCCTTGTATTGCTGTACCTTGAACGCCTTGGCTACCTGTAGTTCCCTGTACACTACCGGCTAATCCCTGTACACCTTGAATTGCTGTACCTTGAACGCCTTGGCTACCTGTAGTTCCTTGAATTGCTATTCCTTGCACACCTTGGCTACCTGTAGTGCCCTGTATACCTTGCGTACCTTGAACGCCTTGAGTTCCCTGGCTACCTGTTGTTCCCTGAGCACCTGTAGTTCCTTGAATTGCTGTACCTTGGACACCTTGAGTTCCCTGAGAACCCGTAGCACCTTGACCACCTGTAGTTCCTTGTATTGCTGTTCCTTGAACACCTTGTACACCCTGCACTCCTTGAAGGCCTTGCACTCCTTGACTACCTGTGGTTCCTTGACTACCCGTTGTTCCTTGAGCACCAGTTGTTCCTTGAACACCTTGTAGACCTTGAACACCTTGTACGCCTCGTAAACCCTGTACGCCTTGTACACCCAGAGATCCTTGTACGCCCTGTACGCCCTGCACACCCTGCACACCTT